GTCGTAGAAAAAATCTTTAATTGTTAAGTCTGAGATATGTGCATCACCAGACAATATAAATGCGTTATTAGTATTTGTAGCACCTGTAGGTTTTACAGATGTAGATCTTAAATTAGTTCCACGTAATGTAACACCATCCCCAATAGTCATTGGGAATACTTCTTGATATTCGCCAGGTGCAACTATAATAGTATCACCTGATGAGGCAGTCCCTAATGCCTTTGTAATAGTAAGAAAAGGTGTGTCGGGATGTAAACCACCGTTACCACCATTGGGAAGAGTATCATTATCTGAACCTACTGACGCAACATAATAAGTATTGCCCTGACCATTTGTAATGTCAGTAGACAACATTGTGGTCGTAACCTCACCCGTGTTGGGTTTTTGGTTAGCGACCTCTATTATATTTGATCCATTTCTAGCGTATAATTTCTTATCCGCTATATTAAGAGCGACTTCCCCGTCTTCTAAATTAGAAGTCGTCGGGACTGCTGCTGCTGTCGTCGATCTCTTTAGTTTGATTCTCGTTGCCATCTAAGTCATTCTCAGATTGTTGTTCAGTTTTCATACTATTTAACTGACTTTGTAAGTCTTGGATTTGTGCCTCCATCATTACATTTATCAGTGTCAATTCAGAAATTTTTTTTTGTAATGTGTTAATAACGATTTGTGCATTCATAATTGGTTAATATCAAAAAGTTCCACCGTCTATGGTGTCAGTCCATACAGGAACGCCAGCTGCTGTTACTGTAAGCACTTGGAAAGAAGTTGTTACGTCAGATCCTGTGCCAGGTGAACTCATGTTTGCCTCTGCAGTTACCTGTAAAGGATTTGTGCCATTACCATAAACAATACCGTTTGTAGTAAATGTTCCTGCACCTGTTCCTCCAAACTGAACCTCAAGGTCAGTATCGAGTTCTAGATCACCTAATACAACTGTTCCACGGTTTCCTGTAACACCAAACACAGTGTTTGTATCTGTTGCATTTTCAATGAATGTCCATGCACCAGCTCCATCACCACCACCTGTGCGGTCATAACCAAAGAAACCAAATTTATTAGTTCCAGAGTCATTATAGTGAACCTTAACACCACGATCTAATTGATCATCAGCACCACTCACAGTAACAAGAACAGAGTCATCTGCCATGTTCTGAGATAGGTTGTTACTTAAAGTAAGTGTTTTTGTTCCTGCGTTGATAGCAGAAATTGTTGTGTTACTAGGAATACCAGTTACTGAGGAGGTAACTGTGTCACCAACTTGTAATTGATCTACAGCATCTACAACAACTTGGTTTTGTCCACTACTTGCTGCTGCAGTCAGTGTGACAGGAGTTGTTGGATCTCCTAGTTCGATTGTAGGATCATTAACTGACATTGAAGCAGAGTTCACTGTAGTTGTAGTTCCATCAATCTGGAGGTCACCTTTAATAATAACAAGACCACCCGCATCAGTTGTAGGGTCAGGGTCAAGTATTAATTCTGTAACAGAGTTGATAGTTGTAAGTGAGTTGCCATCTAATTTAAGATTGTCAATCTCAATAGCACCAGTCTGTTGTGTATTACCAGTAATATTTGTTTGACCATTGAAGGTTACACCATTCTGGAATGTAGTTGTTGAGTTAACTGTAAGTGAGTCACCAGCTGCAGTTCCGATTGTTGCATTGTCGTCAACTTGTAGATCTTTGATCCATGCTGTTGCTGCAACACCGATACCACCTGCAAATGTAACACCCGCAGTTGCTACGTTAGAAGCATCTGTGGTATTTGCAAAGTTTACTTTACTTGTTGATGTGGTTCCAACTTCAATGTCTGCACCATCAATCTTTAATTTATCACTTGTTGTCTCGTCATATACTATAGAAGCATCTTTGTTATTACCAAAGATTAGTTTCATATCGTCAGCGATACGCAAGTCGGGGGTTCCTGCTACTCGCTTAACGTCTAAAACTGCGTCTGAGTCATTGTATACAAGTTCTATATCACCTGTAGTTCCAAACTCTACTTCTTGTCCATCTTCAATTACAATCTTACCTGTGCCATTTGCACGGAAGATAAGATCAGCATCTGTTGTAGAAGTTGTGATTACGTTAGCATTTAACTCAAGGTCATCTACTAACCATTGGTCTATCTTCGAGTTACTATCTACAATAACTGAAGAACTTGCTGTAAGTGTGCCATGCACATGATCCAGTAGATCTGTAAAGTATCTACCACCTACAATCTGTGCAGCACCATTGTTGTCTCCAACAAATAATCTGTCACCCGCATTTGCTTGCGTTCCATTTGCACCAGTAGTAACGGCTAACTCACCGAACGTAATAGTGCCAGGTGCAGTAGAACCTGTGCTCCTTTTTATCAGGATATTCGATGCCATTAGAAGCTACCCCCATTAATTGTTATGTCGTTTAATACATTTGTGGCGATGAATCTTGTGCTTGTCGCGTCATACACGAGCACTGATCCGTTTGCTAGTCCACCTTGTGATGTGTCTGTCAAATCTACGTCTGACATTCCACCAATCGTGCCACCGCCACCACCAGTAGCGACACGTGTTACTCTTGGGACTGATTGGTCTCCAAATCTTAGTCTTGCCATTTAAAGTGTTACCCCCTCAAGAACGCTTACCGATCCTTCTAACACTCTGGACTTAATGCCAGATCCAGAAGTTATTACAACATCATATACATACCGTCCGCTTTTCATAGCAGCGGTTTGTGAATTGGTCAGAGACAGTTGTACTCTTCCGCTTGTAGCAGGAGATAAAACTGCAGCAGTCACTGTTTGTGAAGTGCTACTTGTATAGTGCTTTTTAATCAAACACGCTGCCGAATATCCAGTCAGGTCAAAATCCGTCCCATTATCGTTCTCGACTGTGAAGTCGATGATGAAATCAGACCCTTGATATATTAATAAGTTGGATACAGCACTTGCCATTCTCTAAAGAATTCCCATATAATATTTAGCTTAACTTTATTTATCCTTATTCTCCACTAAGGTCTTCACAAGTAACTTGAGTTCATCAATCTCGGATCTCAGTTCTTCTAGAGTTCTATCCTTCTTTCTTGCATTATTTCTTGCTTTTATATAAGCATCGTACTGTGACGTGTCAGTATTAATTATTGCGTTAGACGCAGGATCCCTGCCAAGGGCGTTATGACCCTCAACAGGAATTAATTCAATGTCTTCCATTATGCTAGTGCGATTCCTCTGAAATCTTTGACTCTTGGTATATATGGTTGTCTGTAACTTAATAGACTGATCTTAATTTGGAAACCATCAAACTCAGTTACATCTTCTACAGTATATTCGTAATCTGTAAATGTAGTCAAGTCATTTTGTGGTATTAATTCACCGTTGTCTGGTCTTCCTGTAGTATTGAAGAACTCAAATGGTAGATCATCTAGACTGTCTGCGTAACCAACAGGTATCAATTTATACATTACTACAATCTTAGATTGAGTCCATGTATTTGCAGCAAGCATCACTTTGAGTCCTGTGGCACTCTTCTCTAGTCTAGCAACTTTAGTAATGTAGTTACCCGCACACTCTCCACCAATACCAGCTGTAGGTTCAACGTTATTGATTATGTTCTGTGTAGTAATCATGTCACATCTAGTCAAGTCAATGACTGGAGATAGGTGTGATACCTCAGAACTTAGATTTAATTCAAGAGTAAGTGACTTAACACTGTTCATTCTGTTGATCTCATTAATCTGGTTAGCAACTATCTTAGTCTCAGGGAAGTAATTCTCATCACCTATGGTAACGTCTGTAAAGTCACTATCCTTAACGAATGATGTCTCTGCACTAACTCCAGCTGGGAAAGGTCCGCAAGATGTAGCACTTGTTCCTTGTACTCTAGCAACCATAGTGGTTCTAGGTTCTAACTGACTTTGTATCTGTGGAGTAAGAACATCCCATGGGATATTTTGTGATGCAACAATATTTCCACCACCACCTTGTATGCCAGTTCCTGCATTAACTCCAGAGATCTGTATGTTGTAACTATGAGGACTGTTCAATGATGAGATACCACTGCTATGTGTCTTATTGATCTTAGTTAGAGGTATGCCATCAAAGTTGTAACATTCTACTACTGCACCTATGGCATGAGACTTACCAGTTGCAGATCCTGCAATTCCGTTATGGTTTCTACCATTTGTAGCAAAGGTGATTGTATTTGTACTTGTATTGATTGCACTGTAAGCAATAATCTCATCGCCACTACCATCTTCTTCAGTTCCTAATATTCTGATGAAACCAGGATTTGTATTACTAATAGGACTACCACCTATGGTTGTATGGAATAGATCTGGGTCTGTACATACAACAGATGTACCAGTAGTTGATAATGTAGATGATGATATTTGAGTATCTGCAATCTCTGATACCACGCCACTGATTGTGATGTAGTTGAGTGTAGATTGCATACCATGATTACTATGGAATACTCTGATCTGATCGCTACCCGCAGTTGTTTTCAGTGCGTTAGTGAATAGATTTAATGATCCACCATTACTCTCGCCCAACTCACCATTTTCTAGTAACAATCTAGATGGTGCTGCAACTGTAGGTAATGTAAATTCTGCTCTGTAAATCTTGAACATCAAGTCTTCAAACTGTGATGGTGTCCAAGTAGATGCGTTTTGTGACTTGAATAGAACACCGATATATGGTTGCTCAGATATCTTCTCTCCAACGTGTGCAGCATCAATAGCATCATTACCTAGTAATGAGATGAATACCTTGTACTGATTAGAGTCAGATGTTAGTATCATCGCATGCTCTGTTCTGTATGGTATAAAGACAGGTGCTTTGAATGTAAAGGTTGTTGGTTTAGAAGCATCTGCAGATGTGAATACATCGTCTGCCTGTTTAACTACCTTAGAGAATGGTAATATTGTTTGTGTTGGATTACCATTTTCTACAGTTCTAATATCTAATGCAACAGGAATCTCTTCGTCCTTAGTAAAGAAGTATAGATCAACCTTAGTTAAGAATACGCCACCCTCAAGAGAAGAATCTTCAATAAGGAAGGTTTGTGCTAATGGGTCACAGTACCTTGTCTCTTCACTAGTCTCACTTGAGACACTAATGAGAGTCCTTGAGTCAAACTGTTCTTCTGAGGTAACTCTTGCATTTCTTACAGATATAATAGTTTCTTGTGTAGTTTGTAAAATACCAGATGATACAAATTCTGCCTCACCACTAGAATCTGATACTCCAACCACCTTAC